TTATTTTGCGATTGACTACACGATTACGACCGATTACGATATCACGTGCATCAACGATTGTTCTAACTGCTAAAACTAAAAAACAATGTCAGTATATTATCCTGCCAGTAATTGCGGAGGAGGGGCGATTCCGCAGTACTCATGTAACCCGTGCCCTGAATATGAATACTCACGTATTCGCTCCATTGCCTTCGTCAAGAACACATTCAGTTTCACCGACCCAAGCGACCCGACCGAATGGAACACTGGTCTTGGCAACGGTGACATCATTGTGATCTGGGCAACCAGTGGAACGTATGACGGTGGTACTATCGAGGAGCTTGTCGGCTTCGGAGATGCAGAGACTCAGAACGGAGGCTCTACGCACATCTTGACCTACAAAGACCCGAACTCGACTGCGAACTGCAACTTCTACAACGCCATCAAGAACTCATCTGACTACACTGCGTGGTTCAGGACTTCAAGTAACATTTGGGGCGCAGGCGCACCAGTGACTATCACTCCGAAGATTCCGGTGGCTGATGATCTGAAGGCAGTGTTGACCTACGAGGTGCAGGTTAAGTGGCAAAATTCAAATTTACCATGCCCATATCCAACTCCAGATGGTATCTTCGATCAGTGCTACGTTCCAATCGTTCCATAATAAATTATATTTGGGGAGGGTAACACCTCCCCATTTATTTGAACTATGTCACCACAACAAAAGCAAGCAGTTGTCACCAGCCTGCACCAATGGTTCACATTGATATTCCTTCCGGTCATTGCGCTATTGCTTGGCGATATGTATCGAGATTTCAAGCAGACCAGAGATAAGGTCATCACGCACACCGAGAAGATTCAAGAACACGATAGGCGTATAAACAACATAGAAGGCAAGTTCTATGCTCGTAAGTAGCTCAAAGCTGATACAACTCTACGGTGACCCGACTGTCAACACGCAAGACTGGGAACACAAGAACATGACCTACTATCGTGTGCCGGGATTTATCAAAGAGAAGAATCCTTTCTTGCCTAATATAATCTATATGCACCGCAAGTTCGTGCAGGTCGTGGATGTTTGGTTCACGGCTCTGACATTTGCAGACTTGATTCAAGAGATACGCACCTACGATGGTTGCTGGGTGGTGAGAAAGAAACGAGGAGGAAGCACACTCAGCATCCATTCGTTTGGTTTGGCGATTGATTTCAACGCCAGCCACAATCCCTTCAAGCATACACGCCAGCAGGCTATCGACAAAGGTTTGAAGCCGTTCAGTGAGAAATTCATTCAAGCCAGTAGGCAGTACGTGGACTGCGGAGCAGACTGGAAGAGTCCGGTTGACCTCATGCATTTCCAAATCAAAATCGAAGACAGTTATGGAGTTTAATCTCGACCAAGCACGGTTGTTCTACCGTGACACGCTACCTGCAACGAAGCCTGATAGCCTCATCACGAATCGTGACTTGCTAATACTCGACAATGGCGATAGCTACGTGTGGCAATCGACCGGATGGGTGAAGGTGACCAATCCGTTGAAGGGCGCAGTAGGTCCGCAAGGTCCTGCGGGTCCTATGGGTCCTCAAGGTCCTGCTGGTAGTGGTGGTGGGGTAGGTAGTATCGGAGGCGTGAGATATGTCACTACGTGGTCTGAATTGCAGTCTGCGTGGCAATCACTTGGCAGTGTGCGTAGCATTCACCTCGCTGCGAACATAACTATGCAAGACACTCTGACGATCCCTGCTGCCTACAACCAGATTCTCGAACTTGATGGGCATGGCTTCACGCTCACTATACCTACCAACGTAGCCAATGGATTCTTCAGGTCTTACAATAGCCTCTCAGAAGCGAATGCAGGAATTGATTGTCAACTTCGCTTCAAGAACGTGACTTTTTTAGGTTCAGGCAGAGCATCCAATGCCATCAACGTGCAGGCTACCTATGGCTCTTCATTCGAAGGATGCAGGTTCTACAATTTCGCCACCGCAATCAAGTGCGGATGGATGATGGGTACGCTCGTTCATCAGTGCTATTTCTGGGAGAACAACATCAGCATCGACTTCGACTATGCTCGCTTCACCGGAGGCAGCAACTCAGCAAGCCAGTGCAATCATTCTAAGGTGACCGAATGTAAGTTCAGGCATTCGGCAGGGCAGTTCGCAGCCATTCGTGCCATTGCAGTGAGTGGCTTGCAGATACTCCACAACATCTTTGAAGGAGTTCAAGCAGGACCGCAGTACGAGGTATTCTTCGATGACAATGCAAGCAACGTAGTCAAGGAGGTATTCATCTACGGCAATCACGTAGAGCAGCAACCAAGCATCGCTGCGTTCCACGTAAGACTGAAGGATGGATACGCTCACGTGGGTGGCATCTACTCGCAGTACGATTGCACGCTCATAAGCTTCGATGCAAGTGCCTATGGCAAGATGATCGTGGACACAATTCCCTACTTGACTTCTGGCACTAAGTTCAACAACATCAACACCGCAGGTCGTTGGCAGTTCATCAATCCTCCTGCTACGTTCCTCATCACTGATGCGAGCAGATGGGTGAGTGTTTTGCCCATCAACATGAGCATTAATGGATACGATACCAATGGTCAGAAACAATACTTGCAAGGCGTTAGCGTGAAATGATTATCATCATCCCTCAGAACTCGCACTACTCAACCGGATGGAGTCTTGGCAACACTCACTGGGGCAGGACTTCTATGAGCTACATGGTCAAGTTCAGCGCATCGTGCTTGGAACTACCGGGAGTATTTGAGTGTGATGGGGATTTCAATAAGCTCTTCGGCTGGTCCTACGGATGGCATCATAGCAATAGTATCCGTATAGGCTGGAAGGCAGTAGACAACAAGATACGCCTCGCCATGTACACCTATGAGGACGGCAAGCGATACATCAAAGGCTTTGCGTGGGCGAATGTGGAGGTGATGAATCAGGTATCCATCAACTATGATCCGGTGACTGGTGTCATCGAGTTCAAGCTGAATGACAAGTCTGCATACATGATGTATTCCAAGAAGCCATCATTCGGATACAACCTGATGCCATACTACGGAGGGCAATGCCCAGCACCTACAACGATGCAAATACAACTACTATGATTAAGTGGAGTAACTATTGGAAGCCTACAACAAAGACTATGCGAGCAGTCGGTGACACGCTGCTTGGAGTCGGTACGCTGGCATCATCCTATGGCATCATGGAAGGAGAGAAGGACATCGCCATGCTTTGTCTGGGCAGTGGCGTAGTGGGTAAATTCTTAACAAACTTTACTAAAGATGAAGGTAGAACTACTCCTACTGATACTGGCGATATGTCTGACGATAATCTACCATAATCGTGATACTCGTCATCTTGATTCCAGCTCTCATCAGCATTGTCCCTGCGTGTGCGTGGATAGCACACAAGTCTCAACCAAAAGATAGATATGTACAGTCAGAATCAAGAGGAGAAGTACATCCTTGAATATTTCAAAGGCAAGGTAGGTTGCTTTCTCGACATTGGCGCATATGATGGCAAGGCACTAAGTAACACCTATGCACTCGTTCAACGTGGATGGACTGGAGTCATGGTTGAGGGTTCTCCGAGTGTGTACGAACTGCTATGCGAGAACGTACCAAGCAATGACATCACGAAGCTGAACATGATAGTCAGCACGGACAACGATGCTGATGTGATGTTCTACGATAATCTGCAAGCGACTGCCACGATGAATCTTGAGAACGTGCGCAAGTGGGAGAAGGAGACACCGTTCACAACGATACAACGCAGAACAACTCACTACGAGAAGATGCTTGAGACTACTGGTACTGAGTTCGACTTTGTCTCTATTGATGTAGAAGGAGGAAGCGTTGAGTTGTTCTTTGGCTTGTTCCCAATCCTGACCAGTGTTCGTTGCTGGTGTGTTGAGCATGATGGCAATGACCAAGCTATTCGCAAACTATGCAGTGGATGGAAAGTGCTGTATTTCAATGCTGAAAATATCATCATAGGGCGATGAGAGGTTGTAATTTAGTAGTAGGATGGACCAGCTACTACACCTCACAATACTCATCATAGATGAGGACGAATTGACCGGGCAAGAGAAGACCTATCGTAGGCGAGCAGTAGTGCCGTATGAATCGATAGGCTACATCTGCGAGGGGGTAGATAAGAAAACGATTGAACTGGTCCTGATGGATGGCGAGATACTGATTTCAGACGAGAAGCTTGATATCATCTCAGACCAATGGCAGGCTTGGCAGAATGACACTCGCAGGTACTTCTTTCAATCGTTGAATAATTAATGAGCAAAATAACCAAGACAGAAATCGTACGTGATTTTCTGAGAACCTATCCAAATAAGGATCAAATCACAAGTATACGCAAGATGGCTCGTATCATATATGATTCTGAGATCGGACATCTGTTTAATGATATGGAAGAGGTTCGGGGATGCTTGCGAGGTGTCATCAATAGACCCAAAGAGATAGACTTGTCACATTTTGACAAGACAATTCAAGACAACTCACCAAGAGTAGAGATTGACAATTCACCCTATGTCATCAAGGGCAAAGACATCTTGATACTATCTGACTTGCAGTTCCCCTACTATGACAAAGATGCGTTTCGAATAGCAGTCAAGTACGCCAAGCAACAGTACAAGAATCTCGACAAGATATTCATCAACGGTGACTGGTTTGACTTCTATCAGGCATCGGACTATATGAAGGACCCTCGACTCATGCGTGTCAAGGACGAGTTGGACGGTGGTTGTGATCTGCTCAAGATGTTGCAGGATGAGTTCGGGGTAGACATAGTGCTGAAGTTCGGCAATCACGAGGAGCGATTCGACAATTATATCTTGAAGAGAGCAGGTGAGATGAAAGGCATACCTGAGTTTGAACTGCAAGCCTGCATACTCAAGCGAGTGGAGGACGGTTTGACAATCGTGAAGGACAAGCGCATAGTGAAGATTGGAAACTTGAATGTCTTGCATGGTCATGAGTTCCGCAGAGGTATGTCATCGCCAGTCAACCCGGCACGAGGACTTTGGACGAGAGCCATGACCTCTGCTCTTCAGGGAGACTGTCATCAACCAAGCACACACTATGAGAAAACGCTTGACGGCAGGATCTACGTGACTTATAGCACCGGGTGTCTATGTCAGCTTAATGCGACCTATATGCCATACAACAAGTGGCTGCACGGATTTGCACGTTGTCAGGTCGAGGAGTCGGGTGAGTTTTGGCTTCAGAACCGCATAATCACGAACGGAAAGGTATTCTGACCGCAGGTCAGGTGAAAATATTGCTACTGAATATCAATCAGTTAGCAAAATAGTTGTGCTTTCGTGCTTTTCATAGTTGGTAATTACGAAAGTCGTTGTAGATTTGCATCCATCAAACAACAACAAAAAAAACTATGAACTACCAAATCTATCAAGACACAATCGCATTCGCAGCAGCCTGCTGCGTGTACAACGTAACTCCTACCGTAGTGACCTACGAAGGGCAAGAGGTTAATGGCGCACTGGTACGAGATGACAATGGTCAAGTAACCATCATGCTTGTGTGCGATCAGGCTGCTTGGGATAATTCAGAATACAAAAATCGTTATTAAGATGAACCACCTTAAAACAATCAAAGTAATTCACAAGAAAACGGGTAAAATAGTGAATGCCACTTACGCCCATAATAGGCTGGGCAATCTAAGGTTGTGGGCAGACGGAAAATTTTACTCTGACAAACTATTCGATAAAACATTTTCACGATGAAACAACACGAACTCAAACAACTCCGCAGCGACCTCAAGTTCGGTGATGTGACCACAATCGCCAACGAAGTCGGATGTAGCACTGCAACCGTGCAGGCAGCACTGCGAGGTACTGCAATGACCGACACCGCCAAGATGGTCATTGCCCATGCACAGAAACTCGTTCAGCAACGTGCCGAGCGTATCGAGTACCTCAAATCAGTTATCAAACCACTATACAAGCGCAGCGATGATTAGAATGCTCGTGACCAACTCATTCAGCCAGTACCTGCGCTGGTGTGAACTGCTCGAATCGGACTGTACTAACATATACATCACTGCCAATGGAACACTCCTCTTTAGTTTTGACCTCTAAGCATCTTGCTATGCTTGCCAGCATCATCAGAACTGAGTTCGATGTCACGCAGGACGATGACTACGCAGATGAACTGATTGACCTCGCTGCTGCTCTTGAACTGTATGAGCTATGCGATGAGATGAGTAAAGACTTTAAATTCAGATAAAAAACCCACTAACTATGACAACAACAACAACGCCAGCCACTGGTACTACGTGGCACACTGACTCGCTATGGCAGTCCGAGAAGCAGGACAAGATGATTCCTGCGCTATTGAAGTTCCACCGCAGCGAACTGCGTATCTCTAAGGATAGGACCGTTCCGGTCGGAGGCAATCGTACAAGGTCATACACCACGCTTGACGAGATCCTCTCCAAGATCAAGCCAGTCTTGACCGACTGCGGACTTGTCCTCCACCAGTACCTTGCCGGGGGTGAGGTGGTTACCATGCTCACACATGAGAGTGGTCAGTTCATCGCAAGTAAGGTCGCATTCGTGCCGATGACCGGGAACAATACGAACAATCTGCAAAACGCAGGAGGAGGCTTGACCTACTTGAAGAGGTACTGTATCTCAGCTCTGCTCTGCATCAACGCAGAGGACGATGACGATGGCGCAAGCTCTACCGGGTTGGTGCTGATACCTCTGCCTGATGCCAAGATACCAGAGATTAAGAAATGGATTGCCAATGGCGGTGATATCAATCAAGTCACAAGCAAGTACAAGCTCACACCTGCACAACTAAAGGAGGTGACCAATGACTGATATGCAACACCCCCTCGACATTAGAGACCAAGTCATGCTTGGTTCTTATGACATCACTAAAGACCTCATCAAGCAACACGCAGACCAACTGCTTGAACTCATCGACAACGGTCATACCGATGCCATCAGCATCGCAATCCAAGCCAAGTACCTCACAGAGGTGCTTGAGGCTACAAAGGAGCGCATACGTGAACTTGTCTGTGATGAGCTGCACAAGTACGCCAAAGGCGAGGAATGCACTAAGCACGGTGCTACCTTCGCCCTCAAGGAAGCCGGAGTCAGCTATGACTACTCAGGCTGCGGAGACCCTACCTGGAACGAGTTCAACGAGACACTGGCATTCCTGAAGGAGAAGATGAAGGAACGAGAGAAATTCCTGCGCAGTATCAAAGAGCCTATGACAATCGTTGACCAGTCCACTGGCGAGATTATCACTATCCACGCCCCAATCAAACGCAGCACATCAACATACTCCATATCATGGAAAAAGTAACCTTCGACAACATCAATAACCGCCAGTTCGCACTATTCATGTTCATCACACTAAGCCAACAAGCGGAGGGCTGGGCGTACTTCCTCAAGGACAATCTCAAGATGGAGTCCAAGATGATACTCAACCGCTACCTCAACGGTGCAAGGTCTCTCAACAACCATATCAAAGACCTCTATGACATGGATGAACTCAGCGAACACAGTGCCGTGTGGGGTGACCTGCTCAAGCTCATGTTCGAACTGCCACTTGAAAAAAAACAACTCCTCTACGCAGGCATGGTAGAATTCATAAACGGTAACATACAGATAAGCGATGAATCAACTCAAGCAATCACTGATACACTACCGGAATGACCTCTTCGATAGGTATCTCGACCTCTACCAGCGCATCGAGGACTGGCGTAACGGAAAGTACCAATTCAAGACTCAGCACTTGTATAACCGTACGTATGACTACGGCAGACACAAGCGAGACTTCATTGAGCTTTTGGAAGCTGAACTCGATGTCATATCTTCGAAGCTGCGCAAGTTGGATGATGAAATCTGCCCAGTGCCATCGAACCTGCCAAGCATCTACCAGCAACTCAGAGACCCAGTATGATACACATATCACTCTTCAGCGGAATCGGAGGTTTTGAACTCGCAGCCGAATGGATGGGATGGCGCAACTATGTATCTTGCGACATCAATGAGTTTGGTAATCGTGTACGCAAGCATTATTGGCCTGATTGCTACACACACACGGATGTTAAAACACTAACCTATGAAATCATCAACAGAGAACTATCAGCTCGCTATGGACCTGACTGGCGAGATGATGACATCATCCTCACAGGAGGATTCCCATGTCAACCCTACTCAAGTGCAGGAAAAAGACTTGGGAAAGATGACGAGCGACATCTCTTCCCGGAGATGCTTAGAGTCATTCAAGAGATTAAGCCAACCTACATTGTGGGCGAAAACGTTTATGGACTCACTAATTGGAACGGAGGCGTGGTGTTCGAAGAAGTGTGTGCTGACTTGGAGGCTATTGGGTACGCAGTACAACCGATACTATTGCCAGCTTCGAGCATCGGTGCGCCACACCACAGAATGCGAGTATGGTTTGTTGCCTACTCCAAAAACTATGGACGGGATGGCAGAGAATATAAACAGCGGAAAAACACCACAATTAGTGAACGGCGTATTCAGCAATGTGAGAAACAAGGACGGAATGAAGTTTGGGAGCAGTTTGAACGATTTGGTCAAAGTTGGGATGCTCCCGACACCGACTGCAATGAATCGAAGTGCAACGGTGGAACAGACACAAGCACGGCAGGAGAAGTACGGAGGCAAGGTCAGGGGTATGTATCTGGAGAACTTTGCAGCGATGGGGATGCTCCCGACACCGAGAACGAGGGATTACAAGGGGGCAAGATCGGAGGAAGCATTGGAGGAAGCAGGGCGCAATCACACCAACTCACTCCCAGATTCATTTGCTCAAACTGGCAAAACTTCCCAACTCAATCCCCGATTTGTAGCGGAGATGATGGGATTTCCGACCGACTGGACGGAATTACCTTTTCTAAGTGGAGACAACAGTCAATAATGGCTTATGGCAACGCAGTAGTCCCTCAACTCGTATATACAATCTTCAAAGCAATAGATGACACTAAGCGAACTCACCCAAGCAGTCCACGACCTCAAGATGGCTAA